GCTGAACTACCTGAAGGTGGTAAAGGTGGTGATGAAGGTGGATCAGATCCGTCTTTAAATATAAGCGGTCAAATGGGTGGTGAAGACACTGCGTTTGAACAGCTATCAGGAACGATACCAACTGCATCAGAGGCAAACGATGACCTAATTAAAACAGGTGGCGGCTCTGAACAGTCAGAAGTAGATGATATGATCGATGAGATACTTTCTAATGAAGAAGAAACAGAAGAAGGAGAACGTTTTGCTGCTGCAACAGGAGCAGAAAAAGCAGGAAGAAGAATAGATAAAATAGATGCATACAGAGAGGCAGCTTCTAATATTACGTATGAAGAGTATCAAGGTATGAGTCGCAGTGAAGCAAGAGAGGCAGGGCTACCTGCTACAGGGTTTGAAAGTACAGAAGCTTTTGGTATCTTAAATCCTAAGCAATACTTTAAAGGTGGAGCAGAACAGATAGACATAGGTATTGAAAAAGATACAACTTTAAGTGATGATCCTGAAGCTGTGGCTAAAGCAGCCATAAAGGTGTCTAATGAGTTAGCAGAAGAGTTCACTGATATGAGTATCTTCTTAGAAGATGATGAAGCTTTGAAGGATTGGTTAGATCAAAATAATGTACCAGCAAATGCTCAAATGATACGCATGATAAAAACTATGATTAAAGTAAAACAAAAAAATCTAAAAGAAAATCCAGCGAGTGAATTAGATGAGTGATTATTACACACCTGAAAAGATGCAAAATAAAAAGCTATCTGATTTAAAAAAAGATAGAGCCTTTCTCGCAGATGCAATCACCTTTCTTAAAAGCGACAGGAAGGGTTACACTGATGAAGAGCTAAGGAAGAAGTCAGCTAGTGATATTACCTACGATATTCTAGAACACTTCCGTATAATGAATACAAATGAAGTAAGCATGGGTAGAGATTACTTTTTTGTAAGTGACAACAACGTAAAAGAAACAGACAAACAAGCTTATGCAAGACTGTACTCAGCTTTTGATGTAGCTAAAGGTGAAGGTCTGCTAGACAATAGGGGTGCTAAAATATTTGATTACGTAGAGGGTGTTGCTACAGCCCCATCTACTTTTGCATCTGTTGCGGCAATACCTCTTACTGCTGGAACTGGTACTGCTGCTATACAAGCCTCTAGAATAGGTACACTAGAAGGATTAAAAAAGTTAACAAAAAATCTTATTAAGAGAGGTGTCATGGCATCTACCCTTGAGGGATCTGTCGCTGCGTCTGCACAGCTAGGTGAAGAGATAATTAAACAAAAATCTAAGAAGACTATTGGTGAAGACTACAAAATAAGCAAAGGTAACATAGCTTTAGCAGGTGCTACAGGTTTAACATTAGGTGCAGCAGGTTATGCAATACCAGCTAGGCAACAATACAAAGGTGCTAAAAGACTTATAGATACTGTAAAAGCAGGTGATGCAGCTAAGACTGCAAGACATGCTGCCACTGCACAAAGAGCAATAGATGATTTAAAGAAACACGCTTCAACAGCAGAGGGTAGACGTTACATACGCTTCACTAAAAACAAACTACTAGCGGCCATTGATCCTAAACTTGTTGAAGAAGGTATGTCAGCTAAGATAAACATACTTAGTAAAGACTTACCTGATGGACTCATTGGTGGACTAGATAGACAAACTATACAAAGATTAGGTGCTGCAGCCGTTGAGCTAACACGTACTATAAAGTCTTACAACCCAGAGTTTAAGCCTGAGAAAGGCATGAGAGTTACAGAGTTTCTTGCCAACGCAATTGATCAAGGCTTTGGTGTAGAAATGTTTGATAGTATCGCTGGGAAGTATGGGCTATCACGTAGACAACTAGCTGCTGTATTTGCTGCAGAATATTCTGAGGCTGCTCGTACTCTTGTATCAGCTAAACAATTTAAGACTGCTTCAGGAAAAGTTATCACTGGTAGAGAAGCAGTGGAAGCAGCAGGTAAGTTTAGAGATAAGCTAGATGAATTGTATGACATGGGAATGTCAACCGTTTCAGGTAGAGATGCTCAAGAGTTAAAAGATGCACAGATGCAGATTGGTGCAACTAGAAAAGTATTTAGATCCTTGAAGAATATTGAGGATACACGTAGAGCTTTTATGACTTCTCAACCTGCTACTACCATGCGTAACACTATCTTTGGTGTTGCCATGACAGGCATCGATATACTAGATCAGTTCAATCTATACGCTATACAAAAAGTTACAGGCAAAGGTAATGCTGCAGCTACACGTCAAGGCACTACAGATATATTAAAGTATCTAACTAAAGATCAGTATGTAGCTGACGCACTTGTGTACTCCCTAAAAGAAGATGCACCAGAGCTTATGAAGAGAGCATTCTATGAAGCTGCTCAAGCAGAAGCTGGTACTATTAGAGATACTAAGTTAGCAAAGCTAGGCACAGCAGTAAACACACTTAACACAATGTCAGATCACGTATTTAAGAAAGCCGTAGTTGCAGGTACTGTTGATCGTGAGTTAAAAAAACGTGCTATAGCTCAACTAAAAGCAGGGATGCCAGAGGGTTTAGCTAAAAAAGATTTAGATAGCAGTATTGAATCACAGTTTAATAAATATCTCAAAGATTTAAATGAATTGGGTTACGATAGGTTTATTCAAAAACTAAGGGTTGATGATACTCCAGAAAGTTTTAATAAATACTTGTTGGACATGATAGACAATAACGATGACTTTTTAGGCTTTAATCTTTATCAAGTAATGGCAGAGGGACGCATCAGTGATATACCTGATGACATAATAAACAAAGCCCTTGATGACAGTTTAGCTTTTACATTCCAACGTAGGTTTGGTGGTAAGGACGCAAGCGACACAAACAAAGCCGTTAAGAAAGTTATTGATTTAGTTCACAACACAGGCATGACTACCGTCATTCCTTTCCCAAGATACATGGCATCTCAAGCAAAGTTTATTAATGATTACTTTTTATTAAATACTATACGCAGAGGCACAGGACAAACACAGGAAGCCGTAGCAAAACAGATGTCAGGCGCTATGATATTTGCTGGTGCTTACATGGTGCAGAAAGATAACATAACTAATGGACTACAGTGGTTTGAAGAGCAGTTGACAAACAAAGATGTAACAAACGCTCAAGCTGCTATGGGTCCAGCAGCACCTGTTCACTATGTAGCTAATCAATTAGCAAGGGTGCAAATGGGTATGCCTAATAAGCTACAAGATGATACTGGTTTGTTTATGAAAGACATAACTAAACTTATGGTAGGCTCAGAGTTTAGACCAGGTGGTACAATAGTGGATGAGACTGTACGTGTAGCTCAATCTATTATGGATGGAAAGCCAAACTATCAACCTTTTTTAAAAGTTGCTGGAGATTACCTTAGTTCTTTTACATATCCTGCTGCAGTAGTAAAAGATTTCTATGGTCAGTTTGATCCTCGTTCAGCGTACATACCTCAAACATTAGATGCTACAGTATCTCTGGTAGATATGGGTGGTCCTAACAGCCCTCTTTTATATTTATATGGTAGGGCTGCTAAAAGTTTTCCTGACTTTAACTTAAATGAAATGTCAAAGAATCTTAAAAACGTTACAGGTATTGACTTAGGTGAAACTGAAATGCAAGGACTGCTGAAGTTTATGGGGTCTTCTACTCGTACACATTTTCAAATGATGGACCCCGATAATAGAGACACAGGATATGATGCAGTAAGGCATGACATATTTGGTGACGGTCCTTTGAGACAGCTAAATCCCCTCCTCAAACAGATCACTGGTTTTACTAGAGAGCCACCAAAGAATGCCTTGAAGTTAGAGATGGCTAGGCTAGAGATAGACCCATTTAAAATATATAATCCTTATGCTGAAAAGAATAGTGCATTGGAGCTATTCACTCAACAACTGCTTCAAGGTAAGTTGGCTGAGGATATAGAGAACTATATAACCACAGACAGTATATATTTAAACTCTGACTTTGATGTGCGTAGGGGCTTACTAGAAGAAAGAATAAGAGCTAAGATAAAAGACACAAGAGCAGACGCTAAATTTATATTGTCAGACTTTGCAGCTAAGAAAGAAGAGTATAGGTCAGACTTTAATGCATATGTAAGAGGTGAATACAATGCTCTTGGACCTAAGCAAAAAGAAGAAGCAGAGCGAGGATGGTCTATACAAAATAAGAGATATGGATTTCCTGGTCTAACTGTACAAGAGTCAGCAGAAAAAATTGATACAGATCCTGAGCTAGATGCTGATGAAAAAGAAACACGTAAGTCCATACTTATGTTATGGTACATACAGGCAGGTAAGACTTACGCAAAAGCAGAGAGAGAAGCTGCTACTAGATAAGAAGAGGGGCGCATTTAGCGCCCTTACTTTTTTATACCATACATTTTTGAGGCACGTTCTGACCACATCTGTACTTCAATTAAATTTTTTAATGCTTCGTGCGTTTCCGTACTGTGATACAAGTTATCTGAAATAAACTTTTCCAGTGCTTCACTGCGTTTCTGCATACCCTCTTTGAAATGATCTTGTCTCCTAGATACAAAGTCTTTCGCTTCTTTTTCTAGGCTCATACTTGGCTATACCTCCTGTGGTATCTCTGTGCAGTAAGCAAATACATTAGAGTTAGGTGACGGTCTAGTGTTCATAAGATCATTACGAATAATTGAAGCACTTCTTTTACAATCCTCTATATTAGAGTAAACTGTATTGACTGCTTGTACTTGTACATAATTATTTCCGATAGAAAGTATGAACACTAAGACATACATTATTCTGACTCTACAGGAACAGGATCGTCAGTAGTTATATCCTTAATAATGTCTACAGTCCTATCATAAACGATAACACCTGTTTCGTATGATGCTTTAGCTACAGGTTTAGCTACGTTTTCATAGCTTCCATAAAGTGTTAAAGCATAAACTATAGGTACTAATAAATTAAATAACAACATGATTAACTCCTTTTATTGTTGTTGATATAATATCATAGTGGTTATACTATGTCTACTATTTCGCACACGTCACCATTGCAAGCCATTGTTTGCATAGCTACTGTGTTATCTTCTTGTTCATACTCACTAAGTCTTGACCAATCTATACTCTTTGGCATTATCTTACTAAGCTTATTGTATTCATCCTTAGTGCAATCCTGATATGGTGCTTGTTGATAAGTGTGATCTGAGTGAGGTAAGAACGACACTCCTGACATTTCATCAAAGTGTTTATAAACAAATGCGCCTACTTCCATCCACTCATCTGAGCGAACCGTCACTGTTACAGAAGGTTTGTGTTCACACCAGTGTCGCTGATAAGTTAGCCATGTCTCCAACTGTTCAATGGCTGTCATATCGTTTCGAGTTACAGCTTTTTTTGGTGACTTCATTGGGAAACTAAACACTGTAGTGCTGTCAGGTTTCATAACACATGGCGCATTTGGTATACCTTGATCCTTCATCATCTGTGTGAGTGGATCTTTATTGTCACCACGCACAGTTCTAATATAATGTAACGCATGTCTAGCATGTATGCCCGATGCTGAGTCAACTAATTGTGATACTGTTCCACTTGGCTTGACGCAGGTAATCGCTGCACTTGGTGCAATGCCAAGGCGGTCAGCCCAATTATTATTAGTGCGAACAGCAGTTTCTCGTAAATGTTCAAGGGTCTTCTCCAATCCTTTGTTTGCTGATGTCATAAGAGGATTGTCCATTATCCCTGTGAGTGACACACCCAACAGACGCTCCTCTTCCGTATTCGTTGTCCACACCTTTCGCAAGTATGGAAACTTGGTGTACGTGGATTGGATTGTGCCAAGAATAGTAGCCAGTTTAACTTTTCTTTCCAGGTCATCCACGTTATCCGTAGCCCTAACCACCACTTCAGTAAGATTACAAAACTGATATGGTCTAAGAATGATCTCAGAGCAAGGGTTAGTTCCAAACTCATGTTCAGGATCACGTCTCCCATATTTTGCAGCTTGATTCTTACTTGCTTGACGATTGAATACACCACGTTCTCCTGACTTACTTTCTACTAGAGCCAACCACTCACGCATAAATGTCTCTGAGTCTGGCTTATCTGTATACGATACACTGTTGTTAGCTAAGGCTCTGTGTGCAGCCTCGTTCCACCACTGTCCTGACTTAGCATGACGCATCCTATCATCACTGAGATTAGACAAACTAATCATAGCACTACGTCTAACACCACCAACTACAACTATCTGACCAATGAAACACATTAGGTCATGGCATTCTAAGCTAGATAACCTACGTCCTTGAGCATCCTTGAATGTCTTTACTGCAAAGTTGAATAGCTCAACAAGAGGTGCAGGTCCACTAGCCCTACCACCAAATGTTTTTAGCCTTGCGCCTGCAGGGCGAACTCTAGTTATATCCCACTGAGGGATTTCACCTGCCCATAAGAGTGCCAACAATTGTCTGAACGCTTTAGCCCAGCCCTCCTTGCTGTCCTTTACCACAATGGTAGTATCACTATCGAACAGTTCAGGCACTTCGGGAAGCTTGCTAATGAACTGCCTCTCAACACTGAAGCCGACTCCAGTTCCACAGAGAAGGATGTACATAGCCTCATCAAAGGACTTTGGATCATCTACAGGTAAGTAACTACAGTTATATCCTGCAGTGTTGTCTCTGTCTAAAGCCAGACCTGCAGTCATCATAGCTCTCATGCTGGGCATGATGTCTAATGATAAGATAGCTTGCTCTATTTCATTAGCTGTTTGTTTGTCTACCTTGTCAACTACTACATTTTCTATATAACGTTGCACTGTCTCAGGCCAAGACTCTCTGCCCTTGCCATCAATGTATTTAGCGTACCGTGACTTGTGTATAAAACTTTGGTAATCTGTTGGTAAGTAGTTATTCATATTTTTTCACCTCTATCTTTCTAATTACTGCACCATCAATATCATAAATAATATCTTGGAATAACTCAGTAACTGCCTCCTCGTGCATCTCTGCTACTATTGGTAGTATTCGCTCTTCCTCGTCTATTTCTATTGTTAGTTTAATATTAAACTTCATCTCTTATCGCCACTGCCTTTAAGAGTTCCTCGTTCCATACGACTGTGAAGTTTATCTAAATTACATCTAGCTATATATCCCATGTCAAAATTAAGGTCACGACATAAAGCTGCAATATACCAGAGGCAGTCACCCACCTCTGCAGCTACATCTTCCCTTTTAAAATTATTGTCCCTTAACATCTTCTTTACTTTGTTGGCTACTTCACCTGCTTCACCTGCGAGTCCCAACGCAGGGTAAACTATCTTGTGTTCATCAGGATATATGGCAGTCTTACGTGCTTCTATCTGATAATCACCGAATGTCATTTCATACATATCTTTCCAAGCGTTTATGTCATCTGCTGTTATCATTTGTGCATCTCCATCCAACGCTTTTCTAATCTATCAAGATACCACTTTGCTTTTCTTATATCCTCTAAACCATTCTTATACTCGTGCCGCCACATATACTTCAACACATTAGCAGCGTGTGGTGCTGTAGCTCCTGACATATTCTCTGTCATTGCTTCTATAGCTTCGATGCATTCTATGCCACTGTGATTGTAATGCACTGGATTGTTTACTTGATCGTGGTCTAGTGTTGTATCACCAGTTAGTGTGATAGTTAGATCAGAATCTGACATCATTATGCGCTTCCTTTTGTCTTTGTCCATTTGTTAAGTGTATATACATTTCCTTCTTTTGTTACAATAGCTTTTTCATCTTCTTCATCCATAGCTATTAGATAATCTCTGTGTTCTTTTACTTGAGCATATAGGTATGGTTGCTCGTGTGCCATGTCTAAAAAAGCTGACATCATAGTGGCTACATCAACAATTCCATTGATTATATGGTCAGGTAAATTGTGATCAGGAGATATAGCTATTGACACGTTTGTTTCACCTTTCCATTTATCAGGGTCTTTATAATTTGTAGGACTTATAACTATCGCTATTTCATCGTCATTTAAATCATGGCCCATTAATTTTTCCTTTTTGTTTTTAATTCTATTCGTTTAACTGTAATCTCTTTACCTTTTTCTTTTAACCAATCTTCAGGTATGACACGATGCGCCCACTTAAACTTATACTTGTCACACCAATTACAATACCTAGACTTAGCACCCTTGTATAATTTAGAGTTAGAGTTACTAAATACAAATCGTATGTCTAACTCAGGGTGCTGTCTTTGTATTTCACGATGCTTACGTCTGTCAGCACTATCAAAGATTCCTTTAGTTTCTATAATAATACCATTGTCTAATAAAAAGTCTGGTGTGTAGGTGCGATAACGTAGGTCTTCCCACTCTACCTTCAATACTTCATATCTAACTTTCTTTTGTTTTTTACGTAAGTAAGCAGCAACTTCTTTTTCTAAACCGCTGCGATACCTAGCTTTGTTATGCCGCATACTCAGGACTCAATAGAACATAGTCTACTATAGGGGGGTTCTGAGCTTTAGACATTACAGCAGTGCGAGTTTGTATATTAGGCCAACATTTATGTTTAAATGAACAGAAGCTACATTCAGATCCAAGCTTTAGATTGCCTGTAAGTTTACGGAAGTGTGTCTCAGGCACAGCTTCAAAGCAACGTTTAAAAGGTTTGTCCTCATTGATATACTCTACTGTATCTTCGATGCTTTCCATTACTGCACCTTTGTCTACATCGTTTGCATCAACATATTTAAACTCACCATTTGCTTTGTTGACTACCCACCAACCACCGACATCTAAACCTGCAGCTTTAGCATAACCTACTAGTTGAGATACGTATCCAAAGCTGTCACTTTTAGCTAAAGTCTCTAAGCTATTAAACTTATTTTTGTATGACCAGGGTGAGGCTGATTTAACATCATCTACCTTACCATCAAGAACCATGTCATACTCACCTTTTACTTCTGTGCCATCTTTTAATTTAAGAGTTACATTGTCATTATCTTTGAAGTCTACTTCAGCAGCGCGAAGAAGACCCTTGAACACTGCTTCCACGATGTCACCTATGATCATGTTAATCAAGAAGTGTGGTGGTAGTGGTGTTTTATCTTTAGGATCATTCTTCTCAAACCATAACTGACAAGTAGGACGCCCAATGTTGGACATCCTTAGTCTAAACTCGTCACGAGGTTTACCACCGAACTGCTTCTCTAGTGCAGCCTCAACATCAGAAGCGACTTGCTTACGAATGTCTTCAGCCATATCTGTTTCACCCTTGATAGCTTTACCAAGATACTCAAAGACAGCTAGTTCAGCAGGGTGATTCATTACTCTTCTGCCTCTTCTACATTAACAAACTCCGCTACTATTGCGGCATCATCATCAGAGATATTATTTTGATTCTTCTCACTCCACTGTTGTAGGATGTAAGAATTTTGAGTGGTGATGTAGTCCAAGAAGTTATGTAGTGTTTCTTGATCCTCATGCTTTAACTCAACCTTATCGCCTGATTCTAAAGTCATAACAGCAAAAGTATTACCTGTATTAGAGTCCATTAATTCTGCACCCAATGTAATCATACACTGAATAGGTAATATGTTTTTACGTGACAGTGCATTCACTGCTGCATCCAAAGACTTGATGCTTGAAGGTGGCACTTCAAAGTAAAAAGGCATATCAGTAATAGGCTCAACTGGATTACCTGTTTCGTCAGTAACACCTGATGCACTCAACTCACCAAAGAGAATCTTCTTACGCTTAATGCTACGTATGAGATCCTTTGTTTTGTCTGGTAAGCTATCCCAATCTTCAATATAACCTGATGGCCTACCTAAATTAAACGTACCCATGTTATCTTTGAGGTCACCTTTAAGATCGTTAGACATAATAGTTTTCATCATTATTTCATCCTTGGCATCCCACTTAGACCATTGCTGTCTAATTGCAAAGATACGTACAACAGGTTTAGATGCGTATACAACATCATCCTCACCTCTTGTAATTTTGAATGATCCTGATGGTACAACCTCAGTTCTAATAGGCTTACCATTAACATCGATCTCACCCATAATACCTGTATGCATCAGATTTACTCTAGGTAAAGCAGGTGTCTTTCTTTCACCATCACCACTGTTAGGATTTACACCTACTGCTTCTGCAAGTGACATACCTAAATCATTTTGTATCGCTAATTCTGTATTCATTTTACTTACTTCCTTCCAAAGTTAAAGATGTTTAGTTATACTCTATATGTCCAATGTGTCAAGCCAATTCTTTCCTATTTTAGCTTCTAATAATAATGGAACATTCATTTCTATATCGTATGCGTCTTTTATGACACAGTTTAAATTTGCATTGATACTCTCCACGATAGTTAATACCTTTTTTACTTCCTCAGGGTGTACATCTATCACCATAGAATCGTGTACTGTGTTAACTAAGCAAGACTGTAGTGGCTCTAATAGCTTCTCAAACTCTAGTAGAACGACAGGCACAATGTCACCTGTAGCAAAACCTTGTACTGGATAGTTCTTGATCATGGTGAAGTGTGTTACACTACCGCTTTCTCTTCGAGACACATCAGGAAATGCATACTGTCTACCACTTACATTAGTTATCTTGAGAAACCTCACCGCTTCATCGCCTAACTTCTTATGCCACTTGGCTATACCTTTGTACTTCTTTGTAAAATGTTCATAGTATGCAGCTACAGCCTTGGGTCTGCCATATCCAGTAGCACCAAAGAGAGGTGCGAATGTATGCTCTTTTGCCGCCTGACGCTCTGTAGGTTGCCCTGCATCACTGATAACCTTTGCCGTGTAGGAGTGTACATCAAATCCTGTTTCAATCTCCTGCATAGCTGTGCTGTCCTGTGACAGGAATGCTGCAACTCTAAACTCCAATTGAGCAAAGTCACACTCCATAATTTGTCCATCTTTCCATCGTGATATAAACACACGCTTTACTGGAAATGTACCTCCTCTTGGCATGTTTTGCATATTGGGATTGCGTCCAGAGAATCTACCTGTACTGGTAACACTTTGGGTAAGGTTAACGTGTAGGAGTCCGTTTGGCTTGGTGAATATGTCGATACCATCCACGAAGCTACTAAGGTAACTGCTGATAGCAGAGAGGCGCTTAAGATCAGAAAGAAAACTAACAGCAGACTCCATGCCGTTGCTTGTAGCGGTAGCCATAAGCATTTCAAGATTGCTTTTACTAGTACTAAAACCATTTGCGCTTACCCATTTTTTGCTTGGTGCATTAAACATAAGTCCTGCAGTTTCTTTTGTTTCTGACAGCTTATAACCTTTAGCGTCACAGTCTATGCACTTGTTTGGTATCTTGTATAGTATACCGTCTTTTCTTTTCTTGTATTTTTTACCTGCACCATCACAGGCATGACAAGTGTAAGCTTTAGTTTTTTTAATTACTCTAGTGTTGGACGCTACTATTTTATGAAACTTATCTTTACATTTTAAATGTGCTACAGCTTTGTAATCTCCACTATCGTCATAGTCAAACACCTTTACCCATTCAGCTTTGTCTAAAGGCTTCCTACTAAATATAACTTGAGATACTTGCTCAGGACTGTTTAAATTTATAGGTGTGTCACCCATAAGTTCACGAGTCTTGCGCTGCAGTCTGTCTTCTATTTGTGCTTTCTCTTCTTCAAACTCATGCCTCACTTTTTGAAGGGCGGTTCTATCCACACGGATTCCTGACATATACATTCGGGTGAGGGCTTTACAGGTACGGAAGGTAATGTCTCTGACATTATGTAAGGACTCTGCTTCTGGCTTGGCGTAGTCTTGTTCCAAGGCAAGGAACAACTCACGAGTAATGTTGAGGTCACTCCTAAGATAAAAAAGAAGCTTTTGTAAAGGTATCTCATTGGTGTTGTATCCTTTCTTGTAATACTCTTTGAGA